GTTAGCACGTTCTGCGTAGTGACGAGCACCCATAGGAACGATCTTACCGTTAGCCATAATATCTTCTTTGGTAATCTGTTCGAAGAAATACAATCCTGTATCATCATTCAGGACACGAACTGTGTCAGCATAGTCCATGTTACGACGAGATGCTTCGAGCATAGCGTTAAGGATTGGCTCTAGGAACACACGTTCAAAGTGTGCTGTTTTGTGTTGGAAGATACGACCAGCTGCTGTCATCAACTGTTGTACTTCAAATGCTGTCTTCTCACCTGCACTACGGATACCCATAGCCTCACGAGGAGCACCTGCAAGCATTTCCATTTTGTTCTCTAGGGTTTGAATCTGGAAGTCAGCATTCAAGGCTGTAGCATCAGGGGCTAGGTACCCTACGTCACCCTCTTCACCCATGTAGATACGTGCGGCAGGTTCGAAGTCGAAGTCCTCTACGTCACCTCTGATCTTAATAATCGGGTAGGCAATCTGATCGAAGACATCAGCCTTTAGGTTCTCTAGGTGGTCAATGCGGTACTGCATACCGACAAGATTATCTAGTGGCCCCATTGCGTATAGGTTGTCAGGACGTTCTCTCCAACCAGCATGGAAGATAGAAGCCTTACCTAACCAACTAGGATTCTGTTCGTTCATCAAGACATAAGAACGATCAACGACTGTTATGATACGGTTCTTATGGAACTCACCGTTCTCTGAGTCGTAGATGTCACCGTAGAAGGTTAGAAGTTCTACGTAGTTAGACTCGTAGTATTCTGACAGAGTTGCAAAGCCATCAGCTATGAATGCCTGAGACTTGGCAACATCTATGTCTTGACCTGACATGGCTGAACGGTTAGCCATCATTTTGTCAAGGATACTCTTCATATAGTTGTTGTCAACTGTCTCTTCTACCTTTCGAGCAACTTCCCCTAGGGTTAGAATAGAACGAACAACTTTAGGGCTATCTCCGAAACTTGGGGCAAGTGGGTTGAAACAGATGTCAAAGGGGCTGATACGGACAAGTTTAGGTCCAATGTAGTTGACAATACGTTCTCCATCGTCGTACTCAGTGTAATCTCTGGAGAAGTCAACTGTTGCGAAACAGTTACCGTACTGGATGTAGTCATTGATTAATTTACTCACTGTGTTTTCAAAGTCAGACTGACGGATTTTATTCTCCATGTAAGCCTGAATGACATCACGTTTATTTTTTAAATCTGAGTCTTCATCGTGTGCTTGAAACTTGAACCATCTTTGCTGGGGGAACAAAGCTGAGAAATAGTTAGCGTGTAGGTTGTCAGCTATCTGTGTTAGCTTAGGTGTGGTTGTGCTGTTAGTCCACGGTAGTTTACTATTAGATGTTGTACGAGTATCCGTTGCGTAGATATAGTTACGCAGTTCTTTCCACTCTTCTATCTTGGTACGACGAGCATTATTCCACGAAGTCCAACGATCTGTGATGTCAGTTGCGAGAGCATGAGGATCAATGAAATGATCTATGTCAATAGTTGTTCCAGCCATTAAAAGGAAACTCCACCAAATCTTTTGTTAAACTGCACTACATTATCTTTTTGTTTACGTACTGCACGTGCAGGTTTGACAGCCATGTCTACAACTGAGGCTAGGGCATCAATCACATCGTCATGCGGAGGGTTACGTGACGATAGTTCTTCTTCGAGTATTTGAGTATTACCCCCACGGTAGTGCCAGATACTCAGGTTATCATATCTAGGTTCTAAGACAGAAGATATACGTTCCTGTTTATTACCTTGACTTTTGTTAGGTCTGAACTCGTCGATGCTTATGGTAAGTCCATGTTGCTTGATAAGTTCTTTAAGCTGTTTGACGATAGCCATCTGTGCGACAGTTGTTTCAGCTCTGAGTTTTCTGAATGACCACTTGTTTGATAGGTGAAGGATGTGTTCGAAGTACTCAGAGATTCTGTCAGTCCTGAATCTATCGATGTCCAAGACGTAGATGTTGTTGTCTGCATCTATACCTACCACGACAATAGCTGTGTAATCAGCACGTTTACCCAGACTAAAAGCAAAATCCACCGCAGCGAAGACGTTGAGTCTATTATCTTTGTAGTAAAGGTATCCGTTTTCTTCACGAATGTGTTTTCTTTCATAGTACTGAAACTTTTCAGAACCTACAGGTACATTGTCAGGATCGGATGGATCGTTGTAGTACTGTGCTCTGAACTGTCCTTTGTCTAGGTACTGACCACGTTTCTTGGCTAAGATTTTCATATCGAAGCCGAACCACTTACCGTCCTTACGTTGGGTACGAGGCCAGAGGAACTCGCCTGTTCCATCACCTAAATCTTCTACTGGCTTCTCAAATATTTCGTAGATATTCTCTTCGCCAACCTTCTGCCCTCTCTCGTCGTACTGATCCTCGACCATCTGAAGAAGATCGTTGTAGAGATCGGCAGGGTGGTAACGAGTACCTACGACCCACTCTTTAGCTTCAGCACCTTCGATAGACGAGAGAAGAGAGTATTGACTTTTAACTTTATTGCGTCCTTCGCCTGTGTAAGCATTTTCGTACACAACGACATCATCCAAGACAGCAATATCACAGTGAAGTCCTGTAAGTGACGTAGTAAGGCCACCAGTGAAGACCGAAGGGTCTCTAACATTTTCTTTCCTCCGTAGTGGATGATCTAACATGATCTCTGAGTTAGTCCACCGTGTGCGTTTACCTTCATCAGCATGTACGTGTTCAGGCCAGTACCTACGGTAAGTATCAGAGGTAAGGATTCCTTTGATAAACCCTAGTTGTTTTTCAGCTAGATTAGCTGTAGCTGATATGTATAGTATACGAAGAGTTGGGTTCTTTGTCAACTCCCAAGCTACACGATAGGCTATTAATCTTGACTTGCCGTGATCACGAGGGAAGAGTAGCAACTGGTGAGACTTAGAGTCTTCCCTTGTCCACCAGTTACATACATCCTCATGGCATTGCCCTAGAACTTGTTCTGGAGACACCAGCTTAATAAAGGTGACTAAGTCACTCTCAGCTGCTGTACGGATTTGTTCTAGGGTTGCCATGTGTTACGCTGCATCCATCACTGCTTGTGGTGTTGCATCGACTACCGCCTGTGCTGCTGCACGTTCTGCATTGTCAGTGGTAATCAGTGGGTTCTCTATGGTTTCCTCTGTAGGCTCTGCCATAGGATCATCTTCAGAGTAGACCAAGCGTGTGACTGTAGGCTCAACAGGATCAATGGCTGTGACTGTGATGACTTCCTCCATCACATCTTCCATCTCCATTGTTTCTTCGTTGAACACCTGTTCACCTGTGGGCTGCATCTCCCGTACTTCTGCACGACCATCTGCAACCACATACTGCGCTAGTCGGGCCACTGCTACACGGTAGTCTGCAAGCTGTTGGTTGAACTGCTTTTCGTCTGCCGCTGCTTGTAGGTCTGCGGGAATATCACCGTCGAAACAGGCTGCACCTTCTTCAATGATTGCGTCTAGGACTTCCTGATAGTGGCGGTTTGCAGGGTCTAGGGGGATGTAGTGATTGTGGGTTTGGCAGTAGATACCTGACTTCTCATTTGTAATTGTGTCTATCTGTAATTCAAACATGATTATAACTCCGCATCCGCTTCTACATATGATCCACTGTTGTTATAAAAATACGTCCTACTTAAAGAAGCTGCATTACCGTTAGCACTAATTCTTACATGGTGAACGGTGGTGCCGTGTATAGATACACCAGAACAACCATTTTGAGTGGCGCTTCCAACTAAAGAAGCTGTAGGTTCTGCCCTCATAGTTACAGGAAAATCTTTTTCTATGTGTGCATATGTTCCACTTTGGGCTACACCTTCAAAGTAATACCCTTTTATACTTACAGTATCACTTTTCCAATAATACCTCTGGCACAACGCCAGTTCTTCCCCGTAAGACCTATGCTCGAAGGGAAGTCCCTCTGGGTAATTTCCTGCGACGACTTGAACGCCTGTAAAGTAAATCTCATTTCCTGATGTAGCAACGAAGTTTGTTTGCCCAACAGCCCTAGTGTTGTTAGCAGAATTCCAGCTTGTCTTGAGCGCACTGCCTCCGCTATAGGTTGACCCTGCAAGCAACCAAAACTGCATTAAAAACCCTCTACCATTGTCGTTAGAAAACGTAACATTTGTTGGTGGGGTGTAGACTAACACTACTTTCTTCCAAGTATCAGCTTGGTCAATCGTATACGCTCTTGATAAGTTAGGGCTAAGGTCACCGTAAAGTTCGCAGATGTATGTTCCAGTGACGCTTGAACGCACCCAAAACTGTACGGTAATTGCTTTTGCATTGGAAGTATTTGCTGCGAACTGTTGGCAGTTTAACCCTTCAACACTTTGGCCCAAGATGACATAATCGCTTGAGGCTACAGAACTATCAGCGGCATTCACAGTTAGCTTCATAGATTTAGAATACCCATCAGGGGTTTCAGTAGACTGTTCAATGTCTAAAGTAGCAGTTGAACTTCTTGCTAAACTCCAACGGTCTAAAGTATAGCCGCCTGTAACGCCTGTAAACGAAGTTCCTCGCTGCGCTATATCAAAACTGCCGTTGATTATAACGTTACGATTTCGGTACCCAAGCAGTTCTGCTTGTTGCGGCACATTATCAGCCCGTAGCATTGCCTCACCAGCTATGCCTGTGGGCTTGTCTAGTTCTGCCAGTTTTTCTCTTACGTTAATGGCTGGCTTAGATACGTTTACCGTCATCTGTAATCTCCTATTCGTCAGCCACAAGGCCATTTGATGCACTAATTGCTGCACCGACAGCGGTTGTTGTATTGTCTACTCGTCGTAGCCCTTGGAACACTGAACGTCCTGCGCTTGTACCCACATGAAGTAACTCTGTGGTGTCATCATAAGCCAAAGCTGTTACCGCATCAGAGGAGCCGTATAGCGTGGCTTGGGCATTCTCTTGGAATAGCACCTTCTCGTCCTCGTAGATTTTCTTGATCTGTTCTGGGGAGGGTAAGGTTAAGCTGAACCGTTGCAGTGCCAGTGATCCAGACATTGTGTTTGTAAACGGCAAACCTGACGGTCCAACATATACGCCAACCTTATAAGTGTCTGTGCTTGCAGTAGTATGTGATGAGATGCTGTCAGAGCCAATTAACTCACCATCTAAATATACTTTTTTAGAGCTTCCATCACACACTAAAGACACAAAACGCCAAGTGTTTGTCGCAACTGTCGTTGGATAATCACTGACTCCATTTGTTGGATCATAAGCGTATAAAGTGCCATCATTTTTGACCGATATTCCAAGAGACCCCACGCCACTTGTGCCTATGGAAAATAGGTATTGATTAGAAGCTGTATTTGAGGCTTTGACCCATCCCATAAATGCGTATGAACTAATCCCAGTTAAATCTGAGTTTACTGGCTGTTGCAGATAGTTACTGCTACTAAACCCACTATACGCCACCAGATCAGCACCAGTAGCCACAGGGTTCTTGGTCACAGTGCCAAACACCTGTAAGCCATTGCCGTTCACGCTGCGATCTTCTTCGGCTAGGCGTACTGAGATGTTGTCGATAACCGTATCAAACGCACTGCCTGATCCATCATTAATACGTATATACGTAGTACTAGCTAGTGCAGTAAAGGTAAATGCAAACGTACCTGTCCTCGTCCCAGTAAATCCTAGAGTATT